AATCAAATTTAATATTATGACCAACAAGTAATGTAGTTTTATCTAGTATATCTTGTATTACTTTTCTATCTGGGATACCTTTAAAATCTCTATGTTTAAAAAATACATACTCATCATTGATACCAAGCGATACTAAAAAGTTATCTGGGTTCTTTGGTGATGGGTCTAATTTATTATCTTCTGTTATTTGAAAACTTGTTTCTACATCAAATGTACTAATCATTCTGCATACCTCGATAATTCTGGTATGATGATACAATTCTTTAGACCATGCCAACCTGTTATTTTATTTTTACTTATAGCCAAACTTCTTACCCTTTCATCTGTATCCATTTTATCTCGGTGACCTACACCTATAATAACATCTGCCTCTGCGGCTTTACCTGTCTTACTCCCCTCCATCATATCAAATGTTAAATCAAATTTACCTTGCCCATCTGCAGATGCTTGTGATATAGCAATAACACAACAATCATTTCTTTTTGCAATCTCTCTTGCTCCTGTGTAGATAGCACGAAGTTTCTCATCTGTTCGTGCAAATGTACCTGTCACACCTACCTTATCTAATTGGTCTATAACTAATATATCTGGTTTTTCTTTTTGTACAAACTCATCTACATCATCAAGCGACCAATCAACAGTATCAAGTATGTGAATATTTTGTCTTACTTCGGCCCATTTTGTGTTAGCTTCTTCTACATCTGACCTAATTTCATCCATTGTAAGCCCTGTATGAGCATTTATTAGTCTCATTTGTGTCCTAATTGCAGGCTCTTCATTGATAAGAGCACACACTTTAGCACCTTGAGAGGCAAATCCGTCAATTCCTGCGACTAAATTTACCCAGAAAGCTGTCTTACCTGCCTCTGGTCTAGCAAATATAATAATAAGATTACCCTCTCCAACACCATGCACAGCTTCTTTTAATGGTGCTAAGTTAAACTTCCATTTTGTATTGTCTTTTAATTTTTCTATTAAATTATTTATATTACCTGTGACGTATTCATATTCATCAACATCTTCATCAAAAGGTATTTCTAATTGTTTTTTTATTTCAGAAAAGTCTGCATCTTTACCATTATATATTTCACTTGCAAGAACAGCAATCTTATTTGCAATACGTCTTTTAAATAATGAATGTAAAAGATTGTTTGCTATCTTTTCACTTGGTAATTCTAATTCTTTTATTTCATTTACTAGAGAATAAAAGTTTTCTTTTTTAGCTCTTGTTGATGCAGGATTGTATACATCCATATGCAAAGATGATACTTCACTTATACTTAAATCTTTATCAGAGTCATCATGTGCTCGTTGTATTGTTTCATACAAAGCACCTGTGCCATTTGTAAAAAATTCTTTTGATAGTTTACTTTTATTTTTATTATAAAAATCTTTTTTTAATAATAATTTTATTAGTTCCTTTTCCATTTAGTCGCTTTCAGTTGTTTTAATATTTCTTTCATTACATTTGTTTTATTTTTATCTTTCCATAAGTCTATATAAAACTTTGCAACCTTTTTGTCAAGTCTGCAAGGTGCAAGTGATAAAGGCCATGTTCTTAAATATGCTAAATAACTTTTACAATTCATACCATACATAGGAACTTCAGTTCGTTTTACTTTTAATTTTTTTGTTTCTCCTGTTAAAGAATAAACACAATAAAAATATTTTTTTGTTTCTCTAACAAACCAAGGATAACTACCACAATCAACTAACTTCCACATCATTTCATTATCCCATAATCATTACCATAATGCCAATCATCTGTTTCTTTACATGTAGAACAAATACGATTGTAATTACCCTCACTTATAAAAGGTTTATAACACATCATACAATTTCTTTCTTTCTTATCAACTTTTGGTTTTGGTTTTTTATAACCAGTCTTCCACATTTGAACTGCTTCAGCTTTTTCTTTTAACATTTTTTTTACTTTCTCTTAGCATGTCTAACCATATATCTTCAAAAGTATGTATACTCTTTCTTATATTGGCTTTTGTTTTTACTTTTTCTTTTAAGTTAACATACATGAAGTCAACAAGTAAGTCAACAAATTGTTTTTGAAAAATTTTTTTAACCATTCCCACATTTCTCCTCATCTTTTACTTTACTACAATAAAATTCTCTAGCTTTATTTTTCTTTATTTTTTGTTTTTCTAATATTTTCTTTTTCTTTTCTGGGTTAGGGCTAGTTTCTAATGCCTCATCAATAACATGTATAGTTTCTTTAGCAACAAAGTATGTACAACCCTGTAATAAAAAAATTAATAATATCAATAATTTATACATTATTTTCTTTCCTAAACATAAAACCTAACGCCTCATATTCTTTTAGTGTTTTGAAATTAAAAGGTTTTTTTGTTTCTTCACAACAAATATTTTTTTGTAAATGTTTTAACATTTTATTTTTTGAATTAAAAATTTGTATATCAAATTTTGTACTGTATTCATTAGATAATTTATCTACATAATCATATGGCATTACACTCATATATCTCATTGAGTTCTCCACCATTCTGGTGCGGATACACCTCGTTCCCATTTTGCAAAATATGCTTTGGCACCCATATAATATTTTCTATATGCAACAACATAATCTCTATCTTTGTATTCGTCTGGCATACATTGAGGAGGTTCTTTAAAAAAACCATCTGGTATATCATCAATGTAATTATTATCATAAATAGTATTTATAACTGCAGATGATTTATGTAATTTTTTAAATCGTTTGCAATATTCTTGACTAATGAACACAGCATTTTCTAATGCCCAACGAAAACAATCACGATTAAATCCTACCCATTTAGTCATAGGATGATTGGGGTATGCAGGTTTATATAATTCTTCTATTCTATCTGTATATTTTTGTACAGCAGTAGATAACATTTGTGCTGACTCTAATAACATTTTTGGCACATGCTTATCACATAAAGCATTAGCCGCCCATTGAGGGTCTTTGTGTAAAAAAAATATATTCATTGTAATAAACTTTCTATTTGTGGTTTATCAAAATACTTCAAATCATCTTCAAGTATTTTTACTTCAGTATCCATATAATATCTTAATTGATTGCTTATGTCAAATGCTTTGATTGTTGCATCTCTATCAAGTGCGACTATTACTTTCTTAAACTTTTTCTTTAACACAGGTATATAACTATCTGGCAAACTTGTACCCATTAAAGCTACACCTGTATAAACTTCTGATACTGCACAAGCACTGGCACAATCTTCTACAAGCACAGCAGTATCACTACTACCACAAATAAAAGGATATGTTTTACTTCCATAGATAAACCATTTAGGGTATACTTCTGAATTTAATCCTCTACCAATTGCTCCTTTTACTTTTTCTTTTTCTTTTATTATAAATACAGCACGATGTTGTTTTACATCATACATTAAAGTTGCTTTTCCTTTTAAGTAAGATTCCATGCAATGATTCTTTTTTAAATAGTCTGTACATTTATCGGTAGAAAAAACACTGACAAAACTTTTTGGTAATATAAAATCTTTTTCTTTTGCTTTTTCTTTTTCTTTTGTTACTACGGTTTCGTATACTTGTTGCATTGTCATTTCTCCTTCATGTTTTCCTTTAGCTGAACATGACGCAGAAAAACAATTCCAAAATAAATCAGAATCTATTCGTCTAATGATTAATGTATTGGTGTGATTACAAAATGGACAGTCTATTCTTGTGTCCACTTCTCCCTCTGGAACGAGAGTTTTAATTAAAGATAGTTGTTGGGAAAAATTCATAGGTGGGGATTATATATTAAAAATAAAAAAAAGTCAAGGAGGTAGAAAGGAAACCCCCTTGACTCGTCAAATCAGCAAATTCCGATTTCATAACCATATGCTAGCTATGGACAGTTTGTATGTACTCAAACCTAATTATGACGCTCATTTACTGAAACTAAAAAAGGGGGGCAGTGTTTGAGCCTACCCCCCACATGGAAATATTATGAATAATCATAAAAGTATATAATAAACTAATAGTGGCTTTATGTCAAGCCACCATTCTTTTTTGATTTGCTTTTTGACTTGCTGTGTATTCAGAAGAATCAATAACAGGATTGCACAATGTAGGCTCAACCCAATAATGTTCTCTTGCTCGTACAGCCATGTACCTAGTAGGCTCAAGTCCTTGCCTTGCTCTATCTAGTTCTCGTCTGAATAGGTTAAACCATTGTCCAACATGAATACCTATACCATAGTATCGTCTAGTTTGACCATTGCCTAAATCTTTGTTTACTGACATATACCAATGAGTACCTGCTGTTCCTGCATCATGTCCTGCATGTGTAATATCATCAATGGTAAATTCAACAAAGTCTGGGTGGTTTTTTTGTGTATAATTGTAGGTATTATTACCATTATTATCAGTATCTATACTCCACATTACACACCTACACTTTCTTTGTTAGTAATAACAACAGCAACAGTATCAGCAAGTTTACGCTCTGCCATATCCTGTTGTATTACACTCTCTGATACAGATGATAGAGCCAAAGCTGTGCCTGTACCTGTAATTTTATGCCTAACATTCTCAGCCTCAGACCATACCTCAATGACTTGCTCAAGGTTTTTAGAAGAACGAATGAGTTCTGCATATGCCTTAAACTTTTCTTTCATCTGTTCATAGTGCTTGTGCCATTTCAAATGCACTCGCTCAAGTTTAGATAAGTAATCATCAAAGACAGCCAACTGTTCTGAAGTTATAATTCTTGCTCGTTGATGGCATGAGCTACTACTTCTAGGTACAGTAAAAGACATATTCAAATCATTCTCATCAAAGAACTTTTGTTGATATGCGTCTATCTTCTCTCGTATATCTCGTATTTCTTTGTGATAAGTATTCATGCGTTTACCATTGTAATCACAATCATTATCTTGAACAAACTTATATTTGACAACATCAATACCATTAGCAACCATGTCCTCATAGTATAGAGCAATCAAATCATCAGTAGATAAATTACCTACCTCACGTCTTGATGAGTTATAATGATAATACCCACCATACCCCTTACAAGAAAAATTTGCATAGATAGATTGTTTATCTTGTCTTGCATTTTCTGTTTCAGTATCAGTAAACCAGAAACAAGATTCTTGCTCAGTCATATCGTATTTAGCAAGTACATCTAAATCTTCTTGAGGTGTAAGATTACTAATCTTATCTTTAACAATCTCTTTTATTTTTGGTATGGTAGCCAAAAATTCATTGATTGCTTTTTTTGTTTCGCCTGCCCACTTGTTAGGTGTCTTGGCGATTTGTTCTTGAGCATACTCATACAATATAGGTCTGCTCACAGTTTGATTTAACATTGTTTTAGCCATTTGCTTTTCCTTTCGCTAATATTAATTATAGTTATACTATAAACTAATAGTATACTTATGTCAAATATGACTAGCATATTCTTGAACTAACTCAACAATATCTCCTTGTTGAATATACTTATCCCAATCATCATAGCTTTTATTTACATAGTTCATAACATTCTGGACTATATCTTCCATGTCATGCCCTTCATAAAGTACGCCCATATGATTGTATATCTCATCAAGCATATCTTCTCTTACTTGTTCTTGTCTTGCTTCAAATTCTAAATCACTCATATCTTTATCCTTTCCTTAATGATGTAGCATTTAGCACATAAAAATTTAAATATCTTATGTGTTAATGTGGCATTATTACAACCACATGAAGTACATTTAGTGTTTGTGATAGCTAACATTCTTTACCTCCTTACTCCAACAGGCACGACAATCACGACACTCATTGTCTTGAAATCGTGCAGGACAATCATGCCCCATAGCTTTTTCTTTATGATGTACTGTTGATGTGTAATCAAAATTCA